CGTCGTCTGGACCGCCTTCGGGCGGCCGCCGAGGACCGGCATGGAGTACGTCGCGACGGTCGGGATCGTCGCCTCGTCGGTCTGCTTGGCGATCCCGATCTCGTACGCACCCGCTGATGGCGCGATGGGCATCGGTTACTCCTTCCGGTTCGGGGAGCGCGCGGGCTCCTTGACTCTCTCGATCGCCCCGGCATCGACTGCCGACTCGAGGGCGGCGACGACGTCCTGCTGGTCGTCGGGGACGGTTACGGTTCCGTCCTTCCCGAAGACGACCGGCTCGGGCCAGACGTTGCCCTGATCATCGTTCCCGTTGACCTCGGTCCCGGGTTCGGCCTTGTACGTCGGCATCGGTTCTCCTCCTCCTCCTACGTCGCCTGCTTGACTCTGGTCGCCCGGACGCCGAGCGCGAACCACCGGACCACACCCGAGCGCTCCGCGAACTGGATGCCGAGGTACCGGACCTGGGTCGCGTCGGACAGCGTCAGGTTCGCGACGATGAAGAACCGCTCCCGGGCCGCGTCCGCGAGCTCGAGAAGCTCGAGCGCCGCCGCCTCCTCCGAGACACCCCGGGATGACTCGTCTCCGGCGTGCTCCCAGTAGAGGACGCGGTACGTCTCCGTCAGCAGGGCACCGCCCGGGGCGGTCGTGAACGGGGTCGCCTCCTCCGGGACGTCGGCGACGGGGAAGACCGAGAGGTGCCGCTCCCCGACCCCCGCCTGGAGCTGGCCGGGATCGTATGGCGAATAGCGGTGGACGATCAGCGACGGGTCGGCGAGGGCGGGGACGCTGCTCGTGAGGTCGTCGGCGACGGCGCTGCAGAAGAGCGCCCAGTTAGAAGCCACGGAAGGCTCCCATCGCCGCCCGGCGGTAGAGCACCAGCCAGGCCGGGAGCGTCGGGCGGAGGAACGGCTTCGCCGGCGTCCCCGGGTGCTTGACCGGGCCGGTGACGAAGCGACCGTCCGCGAGCCGGAGCACCTTCCCCGGCTCTCCGATCTCGTGCGGGCCGGAGCCGCGCTCGATGATCGGCGCCAGCGGGTGCGTCGCCGCGACGAAGTCCCCGGCGACGCGGATCGAGGACGCGACCCGCTGCGATGAGCAGCGCGCCCGGGCGAGCGCCGCCCACTGCGCGCGGGCCGGCGTCGCGGCGAGGATCAGCCGCGCGGTCAGCGGCTCGGGGCGCCAGATCACGATCGCGTTCACGCCGTCACCGCCATCTTCCGGCCGTAGGCCGCGACGATCCGCGCCATCTCTCGGCTCTCTCCCAGCACTTCCGATCCGTCCGCGGTGTTTCGCTGCGCGACGGTCGAGAGCGGGTTGTCCGTCGGCTTGACCATGTCGTAGACGCGGAGCGCGACGAGACGCTTGACGTCGCTCGGTACCGCGGCCCAGCCGAACTTCCCGACCAGCTCGACCCCGTCGGCCGCCCAGGTCGTAAACGAGAGCGAGTCGAGCCAGTCCCGCTTCCGGTTCCCGTCGAGCATCCCCGTGCCGGCGGCGCTCAGCGACGAGTGGAGCCGGTAGGACGTGGCCGGGAGCGCGGTGATCGTCCCCGACAGGCTCCGGGTACTGACCGTGGTCAGCGACCTCACGCGCCGGGGGACGTAGAGGCGCGATCCGACGGTCCCGTCGACGAAGATCGTCTGGTCGGCGTCCGGGTCCGGCGGATCGAAGTCGTCGTCGAGTTCGAGCTCGATCAACCCGGCCGCCTGGGCGATCAGCGGATCGAGCTCGGCTTCCCCGGCGTCGCCGTCGGTCAAGATCAGCCCCTTGCACCAGGGCTGCTGCGTCTCCTGCCGGAAGTCGTCGGCGGCGATGTAGGCCATCAGCCGTTGGTCAGTTGCAGGAACGTCGCCGTGCCGCTGGCGACGGTGTTCCCGACGCCCGGAGCGGTCGGAGCCGCGGCGCCCGTGGTGCCGGCGACCGTGACCCGATAGACGATCCTCGTCGCGGGGATGTCGATGTAGTCCCCGAGGTTGACGGCCGTCGTTACGGGGAAGTCGATCGCGATCAGCGCCCGCCCGAGGGAATCGAGCGTCGCCGTCGTCAGGCGGCCGAGGTAGTCGATCGCCGTCGTCCCCGGGTTCAGGATGCGCCGGAGCAGGCTATCGCGTCGAAAGATCGTGGTCGCCATCTACTTGACCTCCTCTTCCTTCTTCGCGGCCGCGGTCTTCTTGGGCGCGGACTCCGACTTGTCGAGGTCCGCCAGCCGTACCTTGACCGCCTTGGCCAGGTCCGCCCTGCCGGCGGCTTCGTGCATGGCGAGGTCGCGTTCGAGCTGCAGCCGGAGGAGCCGTTCCTCGGACATGGACATGATCCTTCTCCCTTCGGTTCGGGGGACCGGGGGAGGGACCGAAGCCCCTCCCCCATCCTCGCGAGCCGACTTACGTGGCAGTCAGCTCGATGACGCCGTTGTCCACGAGACGCAGCGGCGTGAAGTAGCCCGCGTACGCAACCTGGACGCCGAGCACCGACGGCTCCGTGACCTGGAGCGTTCCCACGCGCTGCTCGTAGACCTCGACCGCGGCGGTCGAGAACAGGAACGCCTTGTTGGCCCCGAGCCCCGCCGACATGTACGTCGGGATGCCGGCGACCGCGCCGATCAGGCCCTGGGAGAAGTCTCCCGCCGAGAGACCATCCCCGGTCTGGGCCACGGACACGATCGGAGCGAACAGCGGCCCGAAGACCGGCAGGCGTCCGGGCGAGAGCGCCAGGACGACCCGACCGAGCCCCGCCGTAGCCGTGTACACCGTCGACGCCGCGGTCCAGAGCGCCGCCCGGATCGTCGCCGCCGTCGGCGACGCGCCGTAGCCGACGTTCGTCGACGTCGAGGCGTCGAGGTTGGTCCCGAGCGCCGCCTCCGTCTGGACGGCGTACCGAGCCGCGAGGTCGTTGATGATCGTGTCCATCACCGCGGGCTGCGAGAAGTCGATGTCCTGCCGCGAGACGTTGACGTACCCGCCGTACGTGACCGCGTTCGCGGTCAGGCGGGAGATCGTCATCTTCTGCGACACGAGTTCGGCCTTCTCATCTGCCGCCGCGCCGGCCGATCCCTGCACCGCCACCGACGTTCCCTGCGTCACCAGGGGCCGGAACCACGTGGCGGCCGGCAAGGGCTTCGGCCCGATCAGCTGAACGAGCGGCCGCGCCGCGTCGATGAAGTTGATGACCTCACCGACGATCGGGTTCGGGATCAGCCCGGCGTTGTCCGACGTCTTCTGGTGAGCCGCGGCGCGGTGGTAGAACTCGAGCCGCTCCTTGGCCTCCAGATCGTTCATCGACGCCTTGTACATGTCCACGACGTACTCGCCGGCCGAGCGGTACTCGATCGCACCGTCGTCGACCTCGTGGCGCATCTTCGCCATCTGGGTCTGCACGTCGGCGGCCTTCTGACGGGCCTGCCGCGAACGGTCTGAGGCCGCCTGGAGGGTATCGGCCTGCTCCTCCGCGACCTCGATCCGCTTCCGAGCCTCCGTGATCAGCTCCTGCTCGGAGCTGGTCAGGTCGCGCTCGGTGTCCTGCGCGTTCGCGACCGTGCCCTGGATGAACGAATCGCGCTCGGCGATCTCTCGCTGGAGGCGGTTGATCATCGCATCGGTCTTGGTGTTCTCGTCCGGTGGCATCTGTCCCCCCTTCGAGGGTTCGGACGCGCGTGAGCGCGCCTCGGATTAGAGATGGCCCTCTCGGCCAACGAGCACCCGCTGCGACCCGCCTCCGTCTGCGAGGCGACCTCTCTCGGGGGGTCGGTGGTGCTTACTTCCTGCGCGACTCCATCCACGCGACGATCTCGTCGAGTCGAGGAGTCTCGAGCTTCGGGAGGTCGTCCGCGACCGAACGCTCCCTCCGCACGTCGATGACGCCGGCTCCCTCGTACGCCCCGTTGTCCGGAAACGCGAGGTGGTCGACGAACGCTCGCCGGATGCGGCGCCTCTGCTCCGTCCGGTCGAGGACCTGATCGGAGCCCTTTACGCCGAAGCCGACGGAGACGCCGAGGATGCCCTCGTCGGCGAGGGACAGGGTCTCGTCGCCGAGCGGCGTCTTCGCGATCTTGACCTGACCGACGAGTCCCTCGGGCCGCTCCGGCGCGAAGCTGAGAACGCGACCGACGAGGCCGCTCGTACCCGCCCCTCGCATGTGCGCCCCCGAGGCGTGGTCGCGGAAGGCCTTGACGCGGTTCGGGCGCTTCTCGATCCCGTCGAACGCGCCGCGGTCGAAGGACTCGCGCCATACCTCGCCGCGGTACTCGACGACCGCCTCCTGCTCGTAGGGAACGGCGAGGACCTCGATCATCCGCTGGGGGAAGTCGACCCCCTCGACGACGGCGGCCCGCGACTCGACCGGGGCCTTGACCTCCGGAGCGCGGTTCTCGTTCGCGTAGAGCGCTCGGAGCTGGGCCTTCGCCTTCTCCTCGGTCGGATGGCATCCGGCGCTCGAGTCGTCGTCGTCCTTGATCACGCAGAACTCGTCCTCGCGCTTCTCGATATGCCACGGCACTACTGCTCACCTCCGGTGATCGCGTCCATCGGCTCGGTCTCGGCGGGCAGACCCGGCGCCGCGCCCTGGAAGTTCTCGTAGACCGCGACCGCGTCCGGCGTGACGACACCGGCCTCGATCAGCTTCTTCCAAGCGTCCGCGCGTGCGTCGAACGCCGGACGGCTGTACTCGTCGCGGTTGATCTCGACCCGCTGGCCGAGCGGGAGCGCCCAGAACGAGAGCGCGGCCATCACCGATGTCGCGAGCGACCGGAGCGCCTGGCGGTCGTGGAAGTCGAAGAGCGTCGAGACGTTCGAGTAGGTCATCGAGTCCCCGCCGGAGGGGAGCCCGACGATGAACGGCGGCACGCCGAGGAGCACGGCGATCCGAGACTCGTTGAACTGCTCGATCTCGAGCATCGCCATCTCTTTCGGGCTCACGGCGGGATGGTCGACGAGCTTCGCCCCGCTGTCGAAGACCGGCGGCGCGGTCGCGTTCTGCACCCGGGCGGTCATGTACGAGTCCATCAGCTTCTGCGCCTCGTCCGTGGTCAGGGACTCCGCCGCCTCGATCGTCCGGGTCGGTACCCCTCCGGTCGAGGCCATCTCCCGGACGTACTTCGCGATCAGCCCGGCCGTCAGCATCCGGCCGCCGGCGACCTCGAGCGGCCCGACGCCGTGAGCGCCGTCCGTCGTCGACTTGTACCGGATGTGCAGGACGTCCTCGGAGACGTCCGGGCCGGTCCAGCCTCCGAGGCGGTAGACCCGGACCCCGTTGACGAACTCGACGTGGAAGGCCCACGCCGGGACGACGCGGAAGCGCATCGGGTAGTCGTCCGAGAAGCGGGCCATCGACATGACGAACGCCTCACCGAGCTGGAAGTCCCAGAAGAGCTGCTTCGCGAACTCGCTCCACGACGAGTAGACGAGCGGGTCGGGGTTGACCATCCAGGACGTCGGCGAGATGACCTTCCCGTTCCGCGTCCGGTAGACCGGCAGGGTCGAGAGCACCGAGGCGTTCTTGTCCAGGCACGTCCATGCGACGTCGATCAGCTCGTTGTACCTCGAGGCGCCGTCCCAGTTCGGCGTGCTCCATCCCGGCGGCCAGCCCGCCCACGGCGAGGCGAAGAACGCCGGCA